GATCCCCGCACCGACCGTCACCGATTGGGGCTTTTACGGCACGATGAACGAACACGCCGAAGCCGCCTGGCCCCTGGCCATGACGGCCATCTCGGACGCCACCTGCCAGCCGCTGGAGTCGGTCCGCACCTTCCTCGACAGCCGTCACGGTCGCCACTTTGCCGACGATGTGCAAAACGGCCTCTACACCGGCGCCACCCTGGCCAAGGCCATCAACGCCGCCACGCAACGTTGGATGGGCTGGACGATTGGCCGCCAGACAGCCAAGCAGTACGGCGCGCCTGAGGGCCTGCCTTACCTCACCGGCTTCGTGATCCACTGCGAAATCACGGAACTGAGCGTCGAAGAGTCCCTGGCGGCTTGAGGAGCACAACGTGGCCGCCATCTCCACCACCCCACAACTCAAAGCCAACTACGACCAGTTCATCGCCGAACTGACGGCACTCACCCGCAAGTACGGGGTGGCGATCCAGTCAGTTGGTGGCGTGATCTTGGCCGACGCGCCCGGAGAGTTCCGCGACGTCACCTACATCGCCGACATCAGCAGCGGCGATCTTTATCCGGAGTTTCCGGACAGCTGACGCACGCGCAGCCCTTCAAACACCCTGCGCAGCAGGTAGCTTCGAATCAAAGAGACGACAGTAAAAATCAGGCCGATCAGCAAATTTTCCTGCAGCGTGGCGTGCAGACCAAACAGCGGAAACACCGCCCATTGGGTTGCCACCGCCACACCATAGCCAACCAGCACATTGGTCACGGCTTCCAGCAGGGACATCCAGCGCGACTGCTTCACACCGCCACCTCGGCATCCATTACATCGCTGGCGTCGGCAGCATCGGCTGTGCCGACCAGGTCATCGAAGCGGATGCCATCCGATTCCCGTACCGCCTGCGCCCCTGCGTATTCCTGCCAGCGGCGAACAATCACATCGACGTACTTGGGATCGAGCTCAATCAGCCGTGCCTGGCGCCCCGATTTCTCGGCCGCGATCAGCGTCGTGCCCGATCCGCCGAAGGGATCAAGCACCACATCACCCGGGCGGCTGGAGTTGCGGATGGCGCGCTCGACCAGCTCCACCGGCTTCATCGTAGGATGCAGATCGTTGACGCGCGGCTTGTTGAAGTGCCACACATCCCCCTGGTCGCGGTCGCCGCACCAGTGCCGGGTCGCACCCTCGGGCCAGCCGTACAGGATCGGCTCGTACTGACGCTGGTAGTCCGAGCGCCCGAGCGTAAAGGTGTTCTTGGCCCAGATGATGAAGGTCGACCACTTGCCGCCAGCAGCGCGGAAGGCTGCTTGCAGGGTGTCGAGTTCCGATGAGGACATCGCCACGTAGACCGCGCCATTGCATCGGGCTAGCGCCGGCTTGAATGCCGCCAGCAGGAAGTCCTGGAATCCGTCCCCGAGGTTGTCGTTCAGGATCGGACGGTTGGTGCCGCGCAGCTTGTCCTTGGCCGTGTTGGCATAGTCCACGTTATACGGCGGATCTTGGAAGATCATCGTCACCCGCTCGTTGCCGAGCAACGTGTCATAGCTTGCGGCATCGGTGCTATCGCCACAGAGCAGTCGGTGCTGGCCCATGATCCAGACATCACCAGGCTTGGACACTGGGGTGACCGGGACCTCGGGAGCAGCATCCTCGTCGGTGTGGCCCTCGGCAGTGGTTTCCTCGCCCGCCATGATCTCCAGCAACTCGTCGGCATCGCAGCCGGTGAGCGCCAAGTCGAAATCGGCCTCCTGCAACTCGGCCAGCTCCAGACGCAACAGTTCCTCGTCCCATCCGGCGTTCTCGGCGATCTTGTTGTCGGCGATCACCAGAGCCCGACGCTGGGTGGGGGTGAGGTGATCGAGGACGACCACCGGCACGACGTCGAGCGCGAGTTTCTGCGCAGCCGCCAGGCGACCATGCCCGGCCATGATGTCGCCGTCGCCGGACACCAGCAGCGGCGCGGTAAAGCCAAACTCGACGATGCTGCTGGCGATCTGCGCCACCTGGGCATCGGAGTGGGTGCGCGCATTTTTGGCGTAGGGCTTGAGTCGATCCAGCGGCCACAGTTCGATGCGGCGGGCCATGGCAGGGGTGAAGGGAGTCGTCATCGATGACCCTCGACGAAAGTGTTGAAACATTCGTCAGGGGGATCTGACGAAGAAGTCAGCGCAGGCGCTGCGTGATTTCGCGGGCGATTACAGGAATCAGCGCATCGAGGTGCTGGCGCAGGGCGTCGCGCACCAAGGCTTCAAGAAGCTCGGGTGGCCGCTCTGCCGGCACCGGCTCCTGGACAGGATCGGGGCGCAGGCCCGCTGCGAAGGCTTTGCTGACCACATCGCCCACATCGGCGTAGGTCGGCTCCGTGGGGTTCCACATCGGGTGGGTTTTGATCGGGTGTTTCTTCATCGGGCCAAATCCTCCAGCGCTTCACGAATGGCGACATCCAAGATGTCGGTAACACCGCGTACATCCGGGTCAGCCACCACCAGCGCCACGATCTCGGGCGCGACCTTGCGCGGGATTTGCTGCATCCGATCCCGCAGCTGGCGGGCCAGCTGGAAATACTTGATGTCGACCTCGTCCTTGCTGATCAGCTTGCCGGTGCGCTCTTCGAATTCGAGCTTGGCCAGGCGGGCCGAGTAGGTTTCGCGCACCGCCCGGGCCTTGTGATAATCGACGCCTCGGGCATCGTCACTGGCCTGAGGCATCGGCGGCGGTGGCGCGGGTTGGGAAGCGTGCTGGGTAACAGGCGGTGGTCGGGTGGTGGTCACCCTCGGGGTGGTCGGCTGGGCGCTTCGCGTGTGCCGATCCCACTGGGCATCAGCCTTGGCTGGATCGATGCTGCCATCGGGTTCAGGTTGAATGCGGCCGGTGGCAATCGCCTTCTGGACAGCGGACAGGGCCACGCCGCGATGCCGGGCGTAGGCGCGCAAGCTCATGCTCATAAAAATCTCCAACGGGTCGATGGCAGACCGGGTGACCACCGACCACCTGACCACCTATCTTTTGAGTCTGACGCTAGGCAAGCGTCGCGCTGCGCGCGGCCCCCGCCTTTCAGATGGCCCGGGAGGACCCGTCAGATGTGTCAGGTGCGTCAGCTCGCACGGCTCAGTTCCTCGCGCAGCGCCCGCTCCATCTGCCGTTGGTACTCCCGCAGGGCCACGCCGCGTACCGTGTCGGCCATGCCAAAGCGCGGCTCGACCTTCTGCTGACGGCGCAGCAGGTACAAGGCCAGGATGCGCTTCTCGTTACGGCGCTCGAACACGGCTCCGGCACGGTAGAACACGTTCTTCTTCGCCATCACCTGGCCCGGCCACTGGCTCTTGGGGATAACGCGGCTCTGGGCGGTCTGTGCCATCGGCCCGACCGGAATCGCCAGATTGCCGCTCTTGGTGCCACCGGTTTCCTGTAGCGCCATGAAGCGGTCGCGCGACCAGACCTTAGCTATCAGCGTGCGGGGCTTGGCGGGCGTCACGCCGACGCCCCGACTGATCCACGGCCGGCGCAGGTTGAAGCGCTCGGGCACACCGTCGCGCACCGCATCGCGGGCATCGAACGCCGTGCGGGTCAACGCCTTGACGGCAGCATTCGGGACGTGCTGCTGGGCCAGATCCGAGAGGTGCTCGGTCGCCTTGGCTACATCGGCGGTGACGTCAAGTTTCAGCATCGGCGGACTTCCGGCGGCGTGGGGTGGTAGCAGCTTCGGCTGAGGCGGCAGGCTCGACAGCGATGCCGGCCTGCTGCGTCAGGATCTGTTCGGCGGTGGCTGCATCGACCTCGACCGTCAGGCCGGGGACGAACGAGCGCGTGCCACCGTCGCCGGTGAGAACCACCGGACGGGTGATGAGAAGTTTCATAGGGGGAGTCTCCAGCGCTGGGCAGATAGGCGAACGCCAGGCCCAGAAACGGCAACGCCCACCGGAACGAATCGGGTGGGCGCAGTTATCAGCAGTACGTAAATACTCTAGCTTGTGTGTTCAAACATTCAACTAGGTTTTGTCGTCGGGAGCAGAATTTTTTTTTGTGAACCGGGCTTCGATGTCCATGGCGCCGTGCAGCACACGGATGATGCGCACCAGGCCAGGCTCCTCGAAGAAAAACACGATGTAGTTGCCATAAGCGCACGAACGCAGACCTTTGCCGAGTTCCGGCCGTGGCCGATAGGCTTTGGGCGCTTCCGTGATCTTGCGACACTGCCCGCGCAATTCCCGAACGAAACTCATTGCCCGGCGCGGATTGTCCTGGGCGATGCACAGGCCAATGTCGTTCAGATCTTTTTTGGACTGCGGGGTATAGACCAAGCGCGTCATTCAGTTTTTTCAACCATCGCTTGTAGCTTGGCTTCCAACTCGTCAAACACTTCCTCTTCCGACAAATCCGGCCCACTGGCCAGCCCGACGGCAATCGCCTCACGAAGGGCCTTGAGCTTGGCGGCCTGTTCGGCTTCGTGCTCCTCGAGCAAACGCAAGCCGGCGCGGACCACCTCGCTGACGTTGTTGAAACGGCCCGAGTCGACCTGCTGGCGGATGAAGGTCTCGAAATGGGGGCTGAGAGCAACACTGGTTGGCATCGCTGTTCCTCCTGCTAGTTAATAACAGTTATTAAACTCAGCCCCGCGCCTCTTGTCAAGGAACGGCCTCGGTATGTTGAGGGCGTTTGCTGCGCACACTGCCGCTGCGGTCGTACCCATAGTACCGCGCCAACACCCCCAGCCCAGCGATCAAGATGCCCTTGGCCTCGTGCAGGGAGATCGCCTTGCCGGCCCAGCCCTGGCGCAGCGCCCACTCACGAACGGATTGTCCCAGCCCTGCCACGTACCAGAGCGCCGATCCCGCTGGAGAGCCACTCCCGCCCACCGCATCCAGCGCATCCCGCACGGCCCGGGCAGCACCGGCGTTCTTCTCGACCATCATCTGCCCAGGTGCCGTACCACCTGGCAAACCATCGAGCTTGGGACTGGCGACACCACTGCCGAACGCCCGGGCGAAGTCCTGCGAGAACTGCTGGCCGGCATCGTGCATGGCACCGGTGATGCTGCCGTTTCGGAGCATCAGCGCCAGCGTGTCCACGGTGCGGTAGTGGTCGACGGGTTTCTGGTCGTCGTCCTCTTCCCGCATATAGCGGATCAAGCTGCCATCCGGGCGGATGTGCTCCTCGCCGATATGAGGCTTCTTCAGGGCAGCCGCCCGGGCGCGTTGCGTCTTCTTGGTCATGGGCTGCCCTCCCTAAGTTGCCCGAGGGTGGCCAGCGCACCATCGCGGTCACGCTGCACGGTGATCGACTTGGCTGTGGTCGCCACCACCGTCCAGGTCTCGCCATCACCACGGTCGATCACCTCACCCTCGGCCCAAGGTGTGCTCTTGCGGGAAGCGGCCGTGCGCGCACCGTAGGGCTTGGTCGCAATGCCGGAGAGAAACGCCCGATCCCAGTCGTCGTAGATGTCCTCCAGTGGCACGACCGCGATGCCTTGCTTGTGCCAAGCCGCCGCACGCATGGCGCGCAACTCATCAGCGCTGGCCGGCGACTCCGGTGCCAGACGCCCGAGGGCGCAGGGAATAGAAGCGGTGTGAGTTCTCATGCCACACCCCCTTGGGCCATCGCCCAGTCCAGCAGCGCCAGCGCATCGGCGTGGTTGTCGTCGACCGGATCAAAGTCACGCGCCTTGGCTGCAGCGATCATCTCGGCCTTGCCGGCGTTGCCCTTGCCGGTGGCGTGCTTCTTGATCGTGCCCACGGGTACGCCCTGATACGGGATCTGGTGGTGTTCGCACCAGGCCGTCAGGTGCGCCATGAAGCCGCCGTAAATATGCGCCGCATCCACACCCTTGTGGTTCCTGACCTCTTCGTACACCACCAGATCAATGCCATCAGCGCATTGCTTGATTTCGGTGAGCCAGCGTTTAAAGCGCAGGTAACGAAAGCCGCCGCCTTCGAAGCGCTGCGGGCGGAAATTCTCGCTGCCGCCGTTGATGAGTCCGTCACGGGCAGACAAGGCCCATCCAAGTTGCGAGCCCAGATCAAGGGCCAAAATCGTTGTCGTCATGTTCGTCAGTCCTGTGTTTTGGGCGGTCTGACGGATCGGACAGGTCTACCGGTTACCCTCTTCACGCGTGCGCGCGTGTAGGCGTAAATCAGTGAGTCTGTCCGATCCGTCAGAACCGCGTCGATTCATGGTTTGGGTCAGTTGTCGGCATAGGGCGTGAAGCGGTCCTTCGGGGTCTCCTTGAGGCCAACCCCCTGGAATCCCCGCAGTCC